CCCTCGACCCGCCCCGCCCGCCAAGAAAACCCGACATGCTCCTCTGGGTCGACACCGAAACCACCGGCGTCGACCCCTACCAGTGCGAACTCCTGGAAGTCGGCATGCAAGTCACCGACATGACCGGCAAACACCCCCACGACAGCCTCCACCTGATCGTTCACCCCGACAACATACGCAACTGGGCCAACTACCCCGAACTCCTGAAAGCCTACGAAATGCACCTCGCCAACGGACTCATGCTCGCCGCCGCCGAAGCACCCAAGGACACCTACGACTACCAGCACACCGCATGGAACATCCACGAATTCCTCAACGACCAACTCAGCCAATACACACTCCACCCCGCCGGCACCAACGTGGACTTCGACCTACGCCAACTCGACGTCCACCTCAGCCGCCACCTCAACCACCCCATCGCCGAAGGACTCCACCACAGAAAACTCGACCTCACCACCCTGCGCCTCACCGACCAAGCCATCGGCCGCGACCCCTACCAGAACCACGCAGGCACCCACCGAGTCCAAGACTGCATCCACAGGGACATCAACGACTACACCGCCTACCTCGACATCATGCGAGCCGGACACCAAGGAACCCAATCATGAACACCGGCAAACGAATACCCGCAACCCTCACGGCGATCCTCGCCATCCTCGCGCTCGCTGCATGCGGAGAAACACCCAAAGGCGGCGGCCAGGGCACCGTGAACAACCCCGACCCCGGATACGTCCGCTGGTACGAACTGCCCGACGGCAGCGCGGCCGTCCGATGCTTCTCCTACTCCGGCGGAGCGTCATGCGACTGGGGACACATCGAACTCAAGGACAAGCAATGAGCACCCACACCACAACCCCCGCCCCGCAGACCATCGAACTCATCCGCCGCCTCCTGGAAGCAGCCCACCGACCCGAACCGGCCAACGATCCGGCCATCTGCGCGATCTGCGGCGTACCGCTCACCGACACCACGTCATCCATCTGCCCCGACTGCCGGGAACTCGAAAAGGACTGGTAAGCATGCACGCCACCACATGGGCCAACGACCCCGTCAACTCACCAAACCACTACACACGCTCGCACCCGGGCATGGAGTGCATCGAACTGACCGCCGACACCAGCTTCTGCCTCGGCAACGCCATCAAATACCTCTGGCGCTACCACAGCAAGGGCCGACCCGTCGAAGACCTCGAAAAAGCCCGATGGTACCTCTGCCGCGTCATCGACTACGACGAGAAGATCGCATGGACACGCCAACAACACGCCATCCTCGACACCCTCGCCAACGATCCCACCATCCCCGACGCCGAAGCGCACACATGGGCGAAACTCCGGCAAGGCTTCCCCGATTCGGCCCTCGCCTGCCTCGACCGCCTCATCGAACACGAAAGGAACCAACAATGACCAACCCCAACACCTACAACACGGCCTGCATGACCGGTGTCATCGACAACGTGGACTTCACGCTACGCGACGATTCCACCAGCGTGACCATGCTCATCCCACCCGACACACCCGTAGGCACCAGAACCATCATCATCCCCCCAAGGCTTCACCTCGCCGAACACCGGATCATCCGCGAAGCCATCGCCGACGCGCTCGCCGACCACGGGGAGGAACTATGAGCCCCGAAAAACCAGACGCTTTGCTGTGGATGGACGTGGAAACCACCGGATTAGATGCGAACAAGTGTTCGATACTGGAGATTGGGTTGCGCTGCACCACATTGGACGCGATGCGAGAGCACGCGCTCCTCGGAGCGGTCGTCCACATCAGCCGGGAGACCATGCTCTCCGCGCAACTGCCCGCCCTGGACCTGCATCTGAACAACGGTCTGCTCGCCCAATGCGAGACCAGCGACCCCGTCCGCTGCTCGCCCGAGGCAATCGCACGGAAGACCGTGAGATTCATCAAGGACATGAGCGGCATGTACACGCTGCACCCCGCAGGCACGAACATCCAACGCTTCGACCTGCCCATAATCCTCAGATTCTGCGCAACCGCGGAACGCATCGACGACCTACTCTCCTACCGGGCACTCGACCTGACCGCACTGCGCCTCACAGCCAAGACGCTCGGCCGAGACCCCTACACGCACAGGGCCAAGCCCACGCACCGCGTCCACGACTGCCTGGACAGGGACATCACGGAATACCGGCACTACCTCACCCTCATGGACCCCAAGGAGACCAGACCATGCTGAAGCCACGCTGCATCCTGTGCCGCAAACCAGTGCCCGACAACCACACCCGCTGCGTCAAACACTGGCTCAACAACCAGAACCAGTGGATGGAAGACGACCAACCTGTCCACCAGCACTGCACACCCAGAAGGAGACCACTATGAGCCACACGGCAAGAATCTTCACACAGGAACAGCTCACCGACGCATTGGCGAGCGCCTGCGTGCTGGAGGGCGTGAGCATCCTGCACCGTTTCCAGCAAGCGGATAAGGACCGCCGCAACCTCAAGGCAGTGGCCAAAACCATGTACGAGACCAGCGGAGAACCCACCATCGTGGAGGACGACGATGAGTGACCTCATCCAACAGGCATTGACGGCGCTCGCCGACGCGGGACTGGGCAACGAGTCAGCCGCCGAAGCGTTCGTCGTCGGCTACCAGGCCGGCTGGGACAAGGCGCTCAACCTGGCCATCAGCATCGAAAACGAACTCAACTCGGACGAGCCCACGGACGAGGAGATCGAGACCTGCGCTCGAGGGTTCTTCGAGGACACACCCGGCCCCACCAACTGGGACGCCGTCAGCGAAGTCTCCAAACAGGCATGGCTGCACGCGGCCAAAAAGGCGCTCGCAGCTGTCAACGCCATGAAAACGAAGGAACAACAATGAACGAGAACACAACCCTCACCGACATCATCGACGCGGCGCTCGCCGCCGGATGCCAGATCAGCGTGACCATCACTCCCAAAGACTTCTACAACGAATCACAGGAGCCGGAGGAATGAACGTGAGCGAAAGCATCGACTGGCGGCATTCCACGCCGGGAGAGCTTGACCTGCACCGGTTCATCGGACTCACGAGGAGAGGCCAAACACTGGACGGCTATCTCTCCTGCTTCATGCAGAACGGCTGGTGGACACTCACCGACGCCGACAATCTCGCCACCGTCATCAAACCGGACGCCAACGGAAACCCCACACTCAACACCGAACTCTTCCGCTCCATCAACGTACTCAAGGAAATACGACCATGAAAAAAACTACATTAGTCCACCACAGAACTACATTAATCACCACCGGTTTTTATAGCGCGCTCGCCGGAGGCACCCGATGAGGCGCGAAAGCTGGTCGGTGGAATCCACCATCGGACTCCTGTTCACCATCATCATCGCGATACTGGCACTCGCCATCGTATCCGCCATCGGCCTGGCCGCGTACGCCGCGATGGACACCGGCCCCAGCCAGCGCATCGTGCAGCAGGTGGAGACCACGGGCGACGTTCGCCGCCTATGCATCGAGGCTCGAACCGGCGAGCGCGTCGATGCCATGTCATGCGACTTGATTGATCCGCATACGGGAGGTGTTGCGAAGTGACGAGTCAGGCGATACGCGACAAGGTGCTCGCATGGCACGGGCGCGGCTACGGCGCGACGGATACGGCCCGTCAATTGGGTCTGCCGTTGGAGGAGGTGCGCGCGATCATCCGCGAGGGCGACGGTCGGCCGAAACCGCCATGCAAGGTCGAGTTCATCGAACCGCCGCTGTTCGAGGAATGAACTGAAATACCAGATAAAAACGAAACCCTCCACACGAGGCGGAGGGCATGTCAGCAAACAACCAGTTTAGCCGATGTGGAGGGGTTTCGTGAACTGCCAGAACTGCAACACCATAATCGAAAACGGGTACGCGCTGTGCACGGCGTGCGAGCTGCGCTTCGCCGGCACGCTCCTGCGACTCGCGCGCGACGTCACGCCGTTGCACGACTCGCTGGACGCGACCCTGCATCCGGGCGGGCACGCGCCCGTCAGGATCCAGACGGCCACTCCCCCGACTCCTATCAGGCTTGACGTGCTCGACCTGCTGGACATGCTCGATGCGACGGCGCGCGAACTGTGGCGTTGCTTGGATGTCATCGATGCCTTGGATTGGCACAAGGATCCACGCATGGAGGACCTCGAGGCCACGCTTATCGACTGTGCGGGCCATCCCAGGCTCGCCACGTTCGCGGATGCCGGCTTCTACATGGCGACCATCAACGGCATCGCCCGGAAAATCGACCTCACGTTGGATCCGCCAGAGCAGCGACGCGAGATCGGCACGTGCGAGCTGTGCGCCACGATGCTCACCGCAGGCGCGGCAGACCAGTGGGTTACCTGTCCCGTGTGCGGACGGGAACAGCGAGCGCAGACGGTCAAACTGCGTAGGCTCAAGACGTTGTGTTGGGATGATTCCAGGCGAGGGTCGGCGGCTGAGATAGCCAAGGCGTTCACGGATGCAGGGATACCGGTGCGTAGGGGTACGCTCAACGTGTGGGTCAACCGAGGCAAGCTGCCCTCCAGCCCTCAGGGCCTCGCCTATTGCGACGTGTACCGACTCGTGATCGGCGGAGCGGCTTGACAAAATTGTCACTGTAACCGATGATTGCAGTGGCAGAAGTGTCGAAAAACCCAGCTCACGTGGCTGGGTTTTCGCGTATCTGACCGCATTGCATGGGGCGAGAGTACTCCGCCGGCACGTCCAAAGCGCCGGTGATGTTCGCCCCGCCACTCTTTTTCATTTGATTGTGAGGCGATGACGCCATGACAATGCCAGGCATGCCGACCATCAGCCTGCAGATCACGTGCAAGGGGAACGCCCTCGCCGACATCGACGCCCTCCCGGTGCCCGTGAGCGTCACCCCGGCCGGGCATATTGTGGTCGACCCCCTCGAACCCGTCATGCGCCGGGCCGTGCAGGCGTTCGCGGACGCCTGGCAGCAGTCGTGCGACAAGGCCGGGTCATGAGCGGCCACCGTGGCAACACCCGTCATGCCAATGGCTGGCGACGCCAGCAGGTCGCGGCCCGCGTGCTGGCGGCCTACGACACATGCCACCTGTGCGGCAGGCCCGTGGACAAATCATTGCCGCCGGGATTGCCGGGCTCGCCCGAGGTAGACGAGATCATCCCGGTCAGCAAAGGCGGCTCGCCCTACCTGTTCTCCAACTGCCGGCTCGCGCACCGCTGGTGCAACCGCATCCGCTCCAACCACAGCGTCGCGTGGGCGCGCGAACACATCAAACAAACATTCGAACAGGGGTACACGGCCGACCTGAAGGCCACCTCGATGCCGTTGACCACGAGCGGCGACTGGTGACGTGGGGAGGAGACCCGTCCGCCCCGGTCGAAGCCCCCTCGGGCGCAGGGCCGATATCTCCCCGGCATGTCAAAACGTAACGCCTTGGACGGCCGTTACGTTATCCCGTTACGTTTTTTTGGAGGTGAGCGCGGTGATCTGCGAGGAATGCGGCCAGCCGTTCACCCCGTCCGGCCGTGGAAAGAAAGCGAAATACTGTTCGGCCAAATGCAAGCAGCGCGCCTACCGCAAGGCCAAGCGCATGAGCCGCGTCACCACCCCTCCCGCCCCGGCCGGTGACGCGGAACATGAGCCAGAGGCGATGGACGCCCTCACCGCCGCCGATTTCGAGGCGATGATGAACGACGGGCCCGAGGACTACGTGAGCGTGCTCAAACGCACGCAGGCCCGGCTCAAGGAAGCCATGTTCAGCACCGGCACCCCGCCGGGCAGCCTGACCGGCATCAGCAAGCAGCTGCTCGCCCTGACCCGCGAAATCGAACGGCTCGAAGGCAACCCCGCACAAGGCATGACGACGCAAGAAGATCCGGAGGACGACGACGATGACGGAGAATTCCGACCCGAAGCTATCTGAGGTCGCACGCCACATCGTCATGCCCTCCGGCATCGTCACCAGCATGTTCCCCAAGGTCAACAAGCGCGCCAAAGCATGCGGCATCCGCTACGACCGCTGGCAGCAGGGACTGCTGACGCTCATCCTCGGTCGAAGAGCAGACGGCACGTTCGCCGCCTCCGTCGGCGGCGTGGTGTTGAGCATCTGCCGCCAGACCGGCAAGACCTTCACCGTCTCCAGCCTCGTGGTCATCCTGTGCACGCTCATCCCGAACCTGACCGTCATCTGGACCGCGCACCACAACCGCACCAACAGCAACACGTTCGACCACGTGCGCACCCTGGTACGCAACCCCGCGCTCATCGGATACCTCGACCACTCCGGCCGCACCGACGGCGTGCGCGGCGGCAACGGCATGCAGGAAATCACCTTCGCCAACGGCAGCAAGATACTGTTCGGCGCACGAGCCCAGGGCTTCGCCCGAGGCAACGACGCCGTAGACATCATCGTGTTCGACGAAGCACAGATCCTGACCGAACAGGCCATCAGCGACATGGTGCCCGCCACCAACACCAGCCCCAACGCGCTCGTCCTCTACATCGGCACCCCACCGCGCCCCGCCGACCCCGGCGAAGCGTTCACGGAACGCCGCCGCCAGGCGCTCGCCGGCGAGGACGACATGCTCTACGTGGAATTCTCCGCCGACCGCGACGCCGACAGCGACGACCGCGCCCAATGGAGGAAAGCCAACCCGAGCTTCCCGCGCCGCACCAGCGAAACCAGCATGCTGCGCATGCAACGCCAGCTCGGCAAGGACAGCTTCCGCCGCGAGGCACTGGGCATCTGGGACGAGACCACCACCAGCCAGGCCATCAACCCCGAACAATGGGCCAAAGCCGCCACCGGCACACCCAACATCAAAGGACTGATCGGATACGCGCTCGACATGAAACCCGACCGCAGCTCGCTGGCCATCGGCGGAGCCGTCAACCACAGGGACGGCACCGCGCACATCGAACTGCGCCGCTTCGAGTCCACCCAATCCAAAGGCACCCAATGGGCGGTCGACTACATCGCCGACCACTGGCCGCGCACAGCAAGCGTGGCCATCGACTCGCAATCACCCGCCATGAGCCTGCTGGCCGACCTCAAAGCCCGGCACGTGAAAGTCATCGTCACCAACTACAGCGACATGGGCCGCGCCTGCGGCAAATTCCTCGACATGCTCAGAGACGGCAAACTCACCCACCTGCCGGACGACAAAGCACCGGCGCTCGCCACGGCCGTGGCCAACGCCACCACACGCAGCATCGGCAAATCCGGCGCCGTCGGATGGAACCCGATGGGCAGCGACATCGACATAAGCCCGCTCGTGGCATGCACGCTCGCCCTCTACGGCACCACCATAACCAAACGAGACCCGGACCGAGTACAGGAGGTCATGATCGGATGAGCGAACAATCCATCAGCTTCGGCAACCCCTACCTGTCCACCGGCTCCTCGTCCGTGACACACATCGCCAACGTGCCCGACAACGACATGACGGACATCACCCGCCTACTGGAACTCTGGCGCAACAAATACCCACGCAACCTGCTACGCTCCGCGTTCTACGACGCCAAACAACGCTTCAACAACCTCGGCATCAGCATCCCGAACATCGTCGCCCAGAAAGCCGGCGTCGTGGTCGGCTGGCCACAGAAAAGCGTGCGCGCGCTCGCCGACAAATCGGTGTTCGAGGGCTTCGAGACCGCCGCCGGGGCCGACAACCACGGCATCGACGAGATCATGCGCATGAACGAGCTCGAAACCGACATGAGCGAGGCCGTCATCAGCTGCTACAAGCACTCCTGCAGCTTCCTGACCATCGACTACGACCCGGACGACAACGAGCGCATCCTCATCACCCCGCGCTCGGCCGACTGGTCCGCCGCACTATGGGACAACGAACGCCGACGCATCAAGGCAGCGCTGACCATCACCGACAGCGACAAATGGGGCAACATCACCGCATTCAACGCATGGCTGCCCGGCCGCAACTACGCCTGCATGAAAACCGGATACGGGTGGGACGCGGAACCCCAATACAACCGGCTCGACCGCGTCGCCGTGGTGCCCATCGTCTACGACAAGCAGATGGACCGCCCCTTCGGCCGCTCACGCATCAACCGCGCCCTCATGAACCTGACCGACATGGCCATGCGCACCATGGTCCGCATGGAAGCGTCCGCCGAATTCTACTCGGTGCCCAAAATCTGGTTCCTCGGCCTGAGCCGCGAATCCTTCCAACAGGACACGTGGAGCGCGCTCGTCAGCAGCATCAACGCCATCAGCCGCGACATCAACGGCGACATCCCCGAACTCAAACAGGTCTCCCAGGCATCGATGCAACCCCACGGCGACATGCTCGAAACCATCGCCATGCTCGCCTCGGCCGAAACCGACATCCCACCCGAACAACTCGGCATACGACTGGCCAACCCCACCAGCGCCGAAGCGCTCGCCGCCGCCGAGAACCAGCTGACGCGCACCGCGAACCGGCAGAACCGCATGTTCTCCCGCCAGCTCCTCAACGCCATGGGCATGGCCGTGCAATTGCGCGACAACAGCCCGCAGCCGCCCGACCTGACCGGCATCCGCCCCCTGTGGGCGCCGACCCGCGAGGTGAGCGACGCCGCAAGAGCCGACTACTACACCAAGGTCGCCGGCGTGAACGGCGACTGGGCGGATTCCGACGTGGGACTGGCCAAGCTCGGACTCACGGCCGGCGAGCTCCAATCGTTCCGCGCCTACCAGCAGCGGATGAAGGCCCAACGGAACATCGACCAGCTCAAACAGCAGCGGATGAACCCGCAGGACACGGAGGCGGCTGATGGCAGCGAATCCGAAAGCCCCGCCGGAACTGCAGCCGCTGCTGGACAAGGCGTACAGGGACTACCAGACCGACCTTGACAACCTCAGGGAGGGCGCGGCCGACGTCATCGAGAACATGGTCGAACGCGACCCCCTGAACGTCAAGGACGCGATCCGCGACTTCTCCCGCGACGCCTCCCAGCTGGCGAACGAATATTACGACACCGTGCGCGGCCTGTGGGGCGAATACGCGGGCATAGAGCTTGAGGACTTCGACCACACACAGCTCATCGACCCCGACCGCGCCCTCTGGCAGGTGCAGGGCGGCTTCAACAACACCGACTACAACGGCCTGACCTACACGCAGGTCAAGAACGGACAGTCACGCGCGGGAGCCACGATCGACGACCTGTGGCCCGATCTGGGCAACCCGGATGACGCGATGCAATTCGTCGCCGACATGATCAACGCCTCCGCACGCCTGACCACCCAACGCAACATGCGCATCGACCCGTCGAAACCACGATGGGCCAGAGTGCCGCGCGGAGCAAGGACATGCGCGTTCTGCACCATGCTCGCCTCACGGGGCTTCACCTACCTGAGCGAGGACTCGGCAGGTCTGGAGATGCAATACCACCGGGACTGCGACTGCCAGATCGTCCCCAGCTGGGGCCGCCAGACACTCGCCGGATACAACCCCGAACGGCTCACCGCCATGTGGCAGGAAGCCAGCAAGGAAGGCGGCGACTACCGGGAGAAGCTCAAGCGCATGCGCCGGGACAATCCCATGGCGTTCACGGACGGCGTCTACCCGACGCCGACCATGCCGTGGGAGCAGTCCGTCAGACTCCTGTCAATGAAGGGAGAGCCAAAAGGCACTGCGGAATCCTGGTACCGGCGCCAGCTCGCCGTCGGCGTCGACCCGAGCAGGGAAATCCTCGAACGGCACGAGATCGTGTTCCTCGAGAAGTTCCAGAAGCTGGGCGAGGAATACGAGTGGATACCGAAAAGCCATGATGGCAAGCCCAGCAACGACTTCCACTGGCTGAGCCACGAATGCGACGCCGAACTGAAATCACCGGCAAGCCTGAAATACAGGAACGTGGCCCAACGCATCAACGACGCCGTCGTCGGCGGCGTCGAACAGGGCGTTGTCAAGGACGTGTTTGTACTGGACTTCGGAAGCACGAAACTGCCCGACAAGTTCGTCAACCAACTGTCGCTGTACAACGCCCGTCATGAATCCCACATCAAAGAGCTGTGGGTGTTCGACTCGGAAGGATTCCACCAAATCGTATTGAAATAGAAGAACGGGGATAACCCCCCGGATTATGTGCCGGTCTCAAGAGCCGGTTACGTGGGATCCCCGTTACTTCGATTCTACCATACGGCGGGTTGCCAGAGAGGCCGATCGGGGCCGACTGTAAATCGGCTGCATCACGCCACGCAGGTTCGAATCCTGCACCCGCCACTCCACGCCGCCCGCACGGGTGGTTTTTATGCCCGAAACGGGCCCCATCAACCACAAAGGAGAACCATCATGCACGACATGCCGCACTGGCGCCGATTCCGCAACAACCTTCGTCTCATCGATTCCGGCGCGGGCGAAGGCGGCTCCGGCGACCCCGCAACGGGAGACCCGGCCGACCCCGGCGAGGACATCGACTGGAAGGCGAAGTTCGAGGAGCAGCGCGCCCACTCGCGCAAGGGGGAGCAGCGCGCCAAGGACAACAGCAAGGCCGCCGAGGAACTGCAACAGTTCAAGGACTCGCAGCTGTCCGAAGCCGAGAAGACCGCCAAACGCATCAAAGAGCTCGAAGCGCAGAACGCCGCCTACGAGGCGGAACGACAGCAGAACGAGTGGAGGGCGCAGGTCTCCAAGGAGACCGGCGTGCCCGCCTCGCTGCTGCACGGCGACACGCTCGAGGCCATGAGCGCGAACGCGAAGGCCATCGACCAGTACGCGCACCCCAAGCCCAAGGGCATGCCCAACCAGGGCAAGACCCCCGACGGCAAGGCCGCCGGCGCCGACGAACGCGCATGGGCCAACGACCTGTTCTCCAACCTCTGAACATCGACAAACCATCTGAAAGGAACACAACATCATGGCAATGGACACCAGTAAACTCCACCTGCCCAAGACCGTCGCCACGGCCGTCGTCAACAAGGTCAAGGAGACATCGACCATCGCCGCGCTGTCCCCGAGCAGCCCGCAGATCTTCACCGACAAGGAATACATGATCTTCAACGGCGCCGCCGAGGCCGACGTGACCGCCGAAGGCCAGACCAAGAGCTCCTACGAGCAAGACCTGAACTACGTGAGCGGCAAGACGTTCAAGGTGCAGACCACCACACGAGTCACCAGCGAACTCAAATGGGCCGACGAGGACAACCGCTTCCAGATCATCCAGTCCATCCAGGCCGACCAGGCCGAGGCCATCGGACGCGCCCTCGACTACGTCGTCTACCACGCCGTCAACCCCAAGACCGGCGGGCCCCTCACCGGATTCGACGCGCTCACGGCCCGCGCCATGCAGGTCACCGCCGGAGACGACGACATCACCAACGTCGACAACCTGGCCGACCAGCTCAACGAGACCTACGACATCAACGGCATCGCCATCAGCCGCACGTGGGCCTCCCGCCTGCGCAAGATCCGCGTGCCTGCCACCGGCATGCGCTACTACCCGGAGATCCCGCTCAACCTGCAGGTCGGCACCCTCGACGGCATCAAGGCCGCCACCAGCGCCACCGTCAACGGGGCCAAGGCCAAGACACCCACCCACGTGCTCGCCATCATGGGCGATTTCAGCCTCATCAAATGGGGCATGGTGCGCGACATCACGTCCGAGATCATCCCCTACGGCGACCCCGACCAGACCGGCGTCGACCTCAAAGCCCACAACCAGATCGCCTACCGCACCGAGGCCATGTTCTCCTACGCGGTCATCGAACCCAAGGCGTTCGCCGTGCTCAAGACCTCCACGGAAGAAGGTGCCTGATGAGCGCGTTCACCCAGGACTTCATCATCCAGCCGGCAGGCAGGAAGAAACACAAGACCGGTGCCATGGACGTGCCCGCGCGCCTGTGGAACCCGGACGGCACGCCGTTCACCGCTTTCGGAGGCGTGAAGAAGGGCACGGCCGTCGCCACCGTGGCCGCCGCCGACGCAACCGTCTCGGCCGGCGCCGCGCCGACCAAGGCCGAGTTCGACGCCGTGGTGGCCGAACTGAACGAAACGAAACGGCAGCTGAACACGCTCATCGGATCGCTCAGGACCGCCGGCGTCATCGGCTAAAGGAGCTCCATCATGGCCGACGAACAGCCGAATCCGTTCGCCACGCACGAGGACCTGGAGAAACGCTGGCACACGCTCACGCCCGACGAACAGGCGCAGGCGGCCGAGCTGCTGCTCGATGCGAGCGAGAGCATCCGCAACCACGTGTCCGTCTACCCCGAGACCCATGAGGAATCGTGGTGGACGGCGCATCGGCGCGGCCTCGAGATTGTGTGCTGCCAGATGGTGCGCACCGCGATGGAGCAGCAGGTGTCCGGCGTGCCCACGGGCGTCACGCAGAACACCGAGACCACCGGCCCCTTCTCCAACTCCTACTCGTGGGCTTCGCCGGACGGCTACCTGCGATGGAACAACGACTACCTCACCGTGCTCGGCTTGGGTGGCCAGCGCGCCTTCAGCATCGACATGGCATCCGGGGAGGTGGTCTGATGGAACGTGTTGACGTGTATCGTGGCGCGGCCGAAATGGATGCCGACGGGAACCCGGTGCAGGGAGAGATGCGGCATGTGGCCACGCTCATGGGTTTCGTGGAGCCGGTGGAGGCCTCGCAGTCCCCGGGCGCGGACTCGCAGGGCGTGGCCCGCCGTTTCACCCTGTATTTCCGCGGGGAGCCCACGGGAATCCTGGACACGGATTGCCTCGTGGTGCGCGGCAAACCGTTGATGGTGGACGGGCCGCCGCTCGAATGGTGGAGGCACGGGCTTCATATCGGCGACGTGGTCAACGCGTTCGTCAGGGAGGGGTGAAAAATGGCGAAAAAGGTCAAGGTTGTGCTCAACCGCAATGCGTTCAGCTCCGAGGTGCTGCACGAGGCCGTGAAACCAGTCATGGACAGTGTGCAGGAGCAGATGGAGGGCATGGCCGAAGTGCATCCGTCCATCAAGGTGTACCGCAACGAGGACACCGACCGTTCGAACGTGGTGGCCACCTGTCCGGCCGCGGTGGAGGGCGCTCATGGCGTGCTCACGCAGATGATCGGCAAGGTGGTCGCATGAGCGTGTTCCAACCTCCCACCAGAACACCCCGTTTGGAACGAATCCTGCTGAACCTGCTGCGCGAACGCTTCCCGGATGTCGTGTTCGGCACGCTGCGCAGCAGGAACAATTCGGAATCCGAATGCGTGATCGTGGCGGAACCGCAGCAGAAGGCAACACCCATCAGCCAGTACGTGCGCGTCCGTTGTTCCATCTGGGTGCGTAGGGACGACGGCACCGGTGACCTCGACGCCTCGCACGAGCTTGCCAGCAGCATCGAACTGTATCTGACCGGCTTGTGGCCTCCGATTCCGATCATCAGCATCGAGCATGATTCCGGGCCGGTTCGCATGACCGACGAGAACGGCTGCATCTACTCGTATCTGATTCTCCTGCTTCAGACGAACACCGTTTGAGGCAGTCCATAATTCCAACGATTCGTTTTGAAAGGCGATCATCATGGCTGACAACAGTTACATCAGCTCAGGCAACAACGCCGAACTCGTGCGCGCCGTCAAGGACTACGCAGTGTTCCTGTTCGGCGAAGGCGAGACATACACGAAACCGGCGGGCGCCGATTGGACGCCGTCGGCGAACAAGCTGCCCATCGGCTACAACAGCGAGGACGGCACCACCATCCACCCGGAGCCGGGCGACGAGACCGAGATCAAGGGCCACAACGGCGACGTGGTGTATTCGGAGACCGATCCGGGCTACTGGACGTTCCGGTTCTCCGCGCTCGAAGGCAAGAAGAGCGTCGTGGAACTCTACACAAACTCCACCGTGGACAAGGATGGAGGCATCCACGTCAAGGATGCGTCTACCTCCAAGACCATGTCGATGGTCATCGCCGGCATCGACCAGAAGGAACGTCCCATCGTCATCTACGCGGAGAAGATCAAGGTCTCCGACCGTGACGACATCACCCTCAAATCCACCGACCTGCTCCAGTACAACATGACGCTCAAGACGTTCAAGGGCAGCGACGGCTACCAGTGGCATGCGTGGGGAATGGTCGTGGAACCGTCCGCATCCACCGCAGCCCATAACGCCACGGCGGAAGCCGCGGCCGAAGCCTGACCAGCTTCCTCCCCCGCGGGACTCCGCTCTTCACCCGCGGGGCTTTTGATTCTTCCCCGCATCCAGGATGGCGGTCCCGATGCGGGGAACCTCATATCCGACCGCCAAACCAGCAAAAAAGAAAAACCGTATCAAGGAGACCGCCATGACCAACCAATACGCGAAGGTCGAACCCATCATCAACGACGACGACCAGCTGGAGGACGTGCACCTCGACGTTCTCGGCGTCAAACTCGACCTGCCCAACCTCAACAGTGCCGACCTGCCCATCGACCTCGTCAACGTGATCCTGCTGATCAAAAGCCAGCCGGTGCTCTCCGACGAACAGACCGCGCTCGCCATGAGCGCGTTCCTCGCCTACTTCCAACAGTTGCGTCCGGACTATTGGAACGCGTTGCGCAAGACCGGCCACGCCATGGCATGGCTCACCGCCACCGTGCGCACCTGGGCCGAACAATCCGGCCTCGACCCAAAAGCGTTTACCTCAGTGCCCTCCACGCCAATCACAGGGAAGCGTTAGACGCCGACTGGCTCGCCACATACCACACCACATGGAAGCCCGTCACGCTCGCCGAATGGCTCAACGCGCCCGCGGACAGGAAACCCAAAGCCAACTACGGCATCGGCCAGGCATGGCGGCTCACGAGACAGATCCTCAGGAACCATACCAGCCATTGTTTCGCGGCGCTCGCCGGCTGGACGTACACGCCCACCGGGGCCGAAATCGCCATGTGGGACATGTTCGAACTCGAAGGCAGGCTGCAACGCGAAGGCTGGCGACCCTGGACGGACAGGCACGCGGACCCGTTCGCGCCGACGCGATTGGAAACCAGCCAAGCGCGTAAGGAACGACTCGAACGCCGCGAACTCCTCAAGCAACGCTTCCACATCACCGACTAGCCCCGACCGCCATCGGGGAGCCAACACCACTATCAGGATGGAGGACCCCGATGGCACAGGACATCGGCACCGTATACGTGCAGGTGGCACCCTCCGGCAAGGACTTCGGCAAAACCCTCGAAGGCGACATCACCGGCAGTGTGGACACCGCAGCCAGGAAAAGCGGAGGCAGCCTCACCGGCACCCTCGGCAAGGCATTCGGCAAAATCGGCAAACTCGGACTCGGCGCCATCGGCACCATCACCGGAGGCGTCACCGCGCTCGCCGCAAAAGGCGGCTTCACCCGCGCCCTGAACATCGAAAACGCGCAAGCCAAGCTCAAAGGCCTCGGCCACGACGCCAACAGCGTCAGCGAGATCATGAACAACGCGCTCGCCAGTGTGAAGGGCACCGCGTTCGGATTGGGTGATGCCGCCACCGTGGCCGCCAGCCTATCGGCGGCCGGCATCGCATCCGGCGAGCAGATGACCAAGGTCCTCAAGACCGTGGCCGACACCGCGCAAATCTCGGGCCGATCACTCACCGACATCGGCACCATCTTCGGATCCGTCGCCGCACGAGGCAAACTCCAAGGCGACGACATGCTCCAACTGATGAGCTCCGGCGTGCCCGTCCTCCAAATGCTCGCCAAACACCTCAACACCACCTCCGAAGACGTGTCCGACATGGTCTCGAAAGGCAAAATCGACTTCCAGACCTTCGCCGACGCCATGCAGGAAGGGTTGGGTGGAGCCGCATTGGCTGCCGGCGACACGTTCAGCGGCGCTTTGGCGAACGTGAAGGCCGCTCTCAGCCGATTGGGCGAAGGCCCCGGCAAGCTGGCGCTCGAATCGTTGCGCAAGACGTTCAACGCGGCCATTCCGGCCGTGGACGCGCTCTCAAGCCAGCTCACACCGTTCGTGGAGCAGTTGAACGGCAAGCTCACCCCGTATGTGGACAGGGCCGTCAAGCTCATCGAGCAATTCAGCCAGGGGTTGCAGGACGGCAGCATCACCGTTCAGGACATCGTCGGCAGTCTCGGCCAATTGGCCGGAGCGTTCGCATTGTTCGCCGGGGTCGGCGGCAACGTGGACAAGATCACCAACGTGTTCGACACGCTCGGCAAACTCGGTGACGGCGGGATCGGCCAGCTCACCGGAAAGCTCAAGCGGATGCCCGGCCAGCTCCAGTCGAGCCTGACGGGCCTACAGCAGTTCAAATCGTATTTCAACAAGGATATCCGCGACGCTCTCGCCGTGGACGGCGACCCGTTCGCGTCGGCCGTCAACCGCATCCGGCAGGGCGCGGACAAGCTCACGGGCCCGTTCAGACTGCTCGGCGCGAAGATCGCGGGCTCCGATGTGGGCCAGTCGGTCGCCGGAGTGGCGGACAGGCTGGGTGTCGGATTCGGAAAGCTCATCAGCGCATTCGATTCGAACATCAAGGTGCTGGGCTCCAAAGTCGGCAACGGCTTCGGCGGCATATTCTCCAAGATCTCGGACAGCAAGCTCGTATCCGGACTGTCATCGGTGGCCGGCAAGGCGAAATCCGCCATGAGTCCGGTCGTATCCGGATTGGGTGACGTGTTCGGTGGCATCGGCGACATCGTGGGTCCGAAACTGCAGGCCGGATTGGGCAAGATCGGCTCCCTGTTCGGCTCGTTCTTCAGCCCCGGCAATTTCATGAAGTACATGGGCATAGCCGGCATCATTGCCGCGTTGGTCGCGGGTCTCGGCATGCTGGACCAGAGCATGCAGGGGCAGTTGTTCGCGATGATAGGCCAGCTGTCCGCGCAACTGCCGACACTGCTGCAGCAGCTGAACATGCAGATCACCGCCAGCCTGCCGGCCATGCTCGCGCAGGGCGCGGCCATCCTCACCGCGCTGATGAACGCGATCAGCACGAACGCACCCCAGCTGATGACCACCGCCGTGCTCATCGTCACCACGTTGGTCAACGGGCTGGCCTCGCAACTGCCTACGCTGCTGCCGGCCGCGCTCAACATGATCATGGCGCTCGTCTCCGAATTGGCATCCAACGTCGGACAGCTGCTCAACAGCGGCATGCAGCTCCTCCTCGGCCTCGTGCAGGGCCTCATGAACGCGCTGCCGCAGCTCATCGCGCAGGCACCCACCATCATCGGCAACCTCGCCAGTTCGATAGCCGCGAACCTGCCGCAGATCCTGCAGACGGGCGTGCAGATCCTCGTCACCCTGGCCAACGGCCTGGCCAGCGCCATACCGCAGCTGATCGGTAAGATCCCGGCCATCGTGAAAAGCATCTGGGACGCTTTCACGTCGGTGAACTGGGGCAGCGTCGGCATGAACATCATCAAGGGTATCGCCAGCGGCGTCGCCTCGGCGGCCGGCACCCTCGTCAACGCGGCCGTCAACGCCGCCAAGGACGCGCTCAACTGGGTCAAGGACAAGCTCGGCATCCATTCGCCGTCACGCGTGTTCCGTGACGAGGTCGGCGTGATGATCGGCCGGGGCATGGCCGAAGGCATCGACCGCAGCCAGGAAGTCGTCAACCGGAGCCTCGGCGAACTCGCCGATGGGCTCACGTTGGACGGCTACACGTTCGGCATGCCCACCCCCGTGATGAGCCTGCCGGCCAACGCCTGCCAGATGGTCAACGGCACGCAGTCGAACCAGCAGGGCATGCAATCCCAGTTGGACGAGCTGCTGGCCGAGGTGAAGGCGTTCCACGAGGATATGCCGTTCATTCTGCAACAGTTGGGCATCAACATCGACGGGCGGGAATTCGGAAGGGCGGTGCGACGCTATGCAAAGGCTTGAGTACGTGTGTTCCACCGGCGGCTCGATCTCGTTCGAAGGCCCCATCTACGGGGAGACGATGCCATCGTTGAGAGGACGCGCGTGGACGTACACGCTCGGCGCGCGCACCCTTACCGGGGTGGCATGGCAGGCCCGTGAACTCACGCTTACGGTGAAGGCCGTGAACGGCGAAACCCAATTGGACCGGCTGCGCATGCTCACCGACCATGACGTGCTCGCGCACTCCAGGGACTCCACGATATCGGGCCTGCTGCGCGTGGACGACGTGTGGGAGTGCAGGGCGCTCATCACCAAAAGCGAACCGCAATCCATCACGCCGCGCATCATCGAAACCCAATTGACCGTGACCCAATTGGGCATGTGGCGACGCAGCCTGCCGACCGTCACCTATGCGCCCAGCGACCCCGACGCCTACCAGTATCTCGATCACCCGTATGACATGGACTACGATTACGGGCCGCCATCCGCCCCACCGGTGATAGCCGTGGACGGGTTGGACCCGATGCCGTTCCGCATGACCATATACGGGCCCTGCTCGAATCCGACCGTCACGATCGGCGGCAACCAGTACCGGATCACCGGTGACATCCCCGGCGGCGCTCGCGTCGAGGTGGATGCGGTGGAGGGCGAGCGTTCGGTGGCGTTCGTCAACGCGGCCGGCGACCGGATCAACTGGTTCGCGAACGCGGAACGCGGTGCCGGCCTTGATTCCGGCAGCTACATCTTCCAGCCGTTGCCGGCGGGCCGCGCCGAAGTGAGCTGGCCGGGAGGCTACACGTTCGAGCTCACGCCCGTCGAGGAGAGGAGCGAACCACCGTGGTCAGCCTCATAGTCACCGACGCGAAGCACAAGCCGTTGCGCGCGGTGGACGACTACATGCTCGATCTCGCCTACGGCAGCGATGAGAATTCGTTCAAACTCACCTGCCTGCCGCAGCCGGAGGCCGGCGCGCTGATCATAATCGACGGCACCGAATACGGCGGGTTGGTGACCGTGCGCAACACGGACGGCAGCGTGGAGGGCCCCACCTGGCATGGCCTGCTCTCACGCCGCATCCTCCAACCCGATACGGGTCGGGATTACCTCACCGTATCCGGCGCTGCCGGCGATGTGCTCAACATGTTGTTCAAACGCATCGGATTGGATGCTCTGTTCACCGCGTCCGCCCGGCACGCGGTCACCATCGGCTCCTATTCGTTCGACCGGTATACGGACGCGTACACGGGCATCCGGAAGATGCTCGCCGCCAACAATGCGAAACTCCGTCTCATCTGGGCGGACGGGCGTGTGAACGCGTATGCGCTGCCCGCCGAACACTACGGCGACAGCATCGACAGTGATCTGCTCGAATTCAAAGCCTCATTGGACTCGCAGCCGGTGAACCATCTCATCGGATTGGGCACCGGGGAACTCAAAGACCGTGCGGTCGTCCACTGGTACGCGGATGTCAACGGCAACGTGAGCCAAACCCAATCATTGACCGGATTGGCGGAACGTCAGGCCGTCTACGACTATTCCAACGCGAAACCCGACGAGCTGAACACCGAGACCAGGAAGAAGCTCATCGAACTGCAATCCCAGGGCGGCGTCGAGGTCACCATAACGGACAACACGTTGAGCATGGACATTGGCGACACGGTCACCGGCCGTGACAACCGGCTCGGCATCACGCTCACCGTGCCCGTGGCCAAGAAGGTCGTGAAATCATCCGGCGGCATCCTGTCCGTGGACTACGAGTGCGGCACCGCGTCAGGCGATACGACGAGTCTCAGCGGCTCCGCGGAATCCAACGGCTCCACCGGTTCGGGCGGCTCCGGCACGTACTACGCGGACGGGGTCACCATCACCATGCGCAACAACACGTTCAGCGCGGTCGTCACCCCTTCGCGCGTGGACGACGTGGAGAAAACAGCCAAGGACGCCTACACGCTCGCCTCGAACTATTCGGCCGAAATCGGCAAGGCACAGCAGGATTCCATCGCCGCCATCGCCGCGGCAGCCATGAACGTGGCCTCGATAACCACGGCCACGCCATTGTCCGCGAGCAGGAACGGCCAGGCCGTGCACATCACGGCAACGGAGGCCACGGCCGAAGGATCCGGGCTCATGAGCGCCGCGGACAAGCGGAAACTCGACGGATTGGACACCTACGCGCTTCCGGCCGCCACCATTGCCACGTTGGGTGGAGTCAGACCTGACGGCAGCACCATCACCGTCAATGAGGATGGCGTCATCACCGCGCACGCCACATCGACCGGCAACGGAATCCTGTTCCCGGTCGGCTACGTGGTCATGAACACCACCGGCTCGGATCCGGCGAATGATTTCGGCGGCGTCTGGGAGGAACGGCCCTCCCTGGGCGCGCACATGTGGGAAAGGACGGGATGACACATGAAGACACTGGGCCGTACATGCCTGCTCGAGGCGAACCTCATCCTCGTGGCCGGCGTCACCAACACCTATCGCCTCAGATGGCTGCGCAGGGTCACCGACAAAAACGGGGTCACGGTCGTCAGACCCATGGACCTGACCGGGTGGACGCCCCACATACAGGTCCGCCGCGACGGGCTCACCGTCATCGACCTCGCCCCCTACACGCTCCTGGACACGGACGGGACCATCACCATCCGCGTCCCGGACGAGGCCACGCAAGGCCTGCCCGCGGGCGCGGGCGCGTGGGACCTGCTCCTCGAAGACCCCTCGGGCGACGTGACCCGCCTGGCCGCCGGGCCCGCGCTTGTCGAAACCACCGTGAGCGACACCGAAAGGAGTCCGCATTGATCCGCGCATTGGACGGCTGCTCGTGCGACGAGGGGCCGGTAATCATCCTCGAGGACGCGATCATCGGCGACGTGAGCATCGTCTACGCCACCGACGCGGACATCGACAACCTGTTCCCAACACCAACCACAGATAAGGAGGAACACGATGGCTAACACCAGCAAGGTCATCGACCTGGACCGGCTCGCCCGGTTCAAAGCAAAGCAGGACGCGGCCAACGACGCCAAGTTCGCCCTCAAGGGCGAAGGCGGCTCGATCGCCACGGCCGACAAGGCGGGCATCGTCAAGCCCGGCGGCGATTTCGACATCACCGAGGACGGCACCATCAGCCTGTACAAGGCGATGGGCATTAACTCGTTCACCGTTTCCCCATCGCAGGCGGAACGCGGTTCGACGGTCGCGGACGTGACCGTCGCATGGAGCCTGTCCAAGACGCCGAAATCGCTCACCCTGGACGACAAGGCGCAGGACACGGCATCCAAGGGCACGACACTCTCCGGCGTGAACCTCAAAACGAGCAAGACGTACACGCTCAAGGCCACCGACGCGCGAAACGCCGTCGCCACCCGCACCGCTGACGTCGCTTTCCGCGACAAGCGCCACTGGTGGGTCGCCGTCAGCCTCGACGCGGCGGGAGTGACCGACCAGATCATCAACCAGGCAACCGGCGAACTCGCCGCAGGGTACAGCAAAACGTTCACCCTGAACGCTGCGGCCGGACAGCACATCTACTACGCGTTCCCCGCGTCGTGGGGCACGCCCCGATTCTTCGTCGGCGGCTTCGAAGGCGGCTTCGCGTTGTTGAAGACGTTCGACCACAAGAACGCGAGCGGCGCGACCATCAGCTACGCGGTCTGGAAATCCACGAACGCGGGTCTCGGCAACACCACCGTCGAAGTGAAGTAAAGGAGAACCCTGATGGCCATCGAACTGATCGACACGCTCGCGCCGAAGAACAACGGCACGTTCCCCATGGTCAAAGCCAAGGATGTGGACGTCGACGGCAAACGACTCCCCGAGAAACTCAAGGAGCTCGAAACGGCTGCCGGAAACATCGAGACCGCCACCGACGCGGACATCAACAACCTGTTCAACCCCAGCAGCAAGTAACCAACGAAAGGAAACCATCATGGCCACGAAATTCATCAACCTGAACAACCTCGCCACATTCCTCGCCAAACTCAAGACCCTGTTCGTCGCCAAGGAACTCAAGACCGGCAGCCCCAACACCTACAAGGTGCTCTCCGACAACAACCTCACCGACGAACTCGTCACCAAGATCCAGAACGCGGGAGACTCCACGTTCTCCGGCGCATACGCGGACCTGACCGGCAAGCCTTCCATCGGCGGCAAGGAGATCGCCAGCGGTAACCAGACCGCGGCCAGCCTCGGCCTCGCCACCCCCGCGGACGTGACCACCGCCGCCAACAACGCGCGCACCGGCGCCGTCAACGACATCAAGAATCTCGGCTATCAGACCGCAGCCAACGTCGAGACCGCCATCAGCGCGAAAGGCTACCAGAACGCCGCCCAGGTCGACACCATCGTCACCGGCAAGGGCTACCAGACCGCCGCCAACGTGGACTCCAAGGTCAACGCCGCGAAGACCGAACTGCAGAACTCGCTCGGCTCCGCATTCCGCGCCAAGGGATCCACGGCATTCGCCAGCCTGCCCGCCCCCGCATCCGCCACCAAGGGCGACGTGTGGAACATCACCGACCAGTTCACCACCGACGACCAGTTCGTCGACGGTTCAGGCAAGACCCTGCCCGCCGGCACCAACGTCGTCGCCGTGGCCGTCACCACCGGCGACACCACCGTCATGAAATGGGACGCGCTCACAGGCATGATCGACCTGAGCGGCTACATGCGCAAAACCGACCTCACCCCGGCCAGCGACGCCGAAATCGACGCCCTGTTCGCCTAAGGGACCCCGGCCATGGCGGAAACATACGTCACCCTCCACGGCCTCGCACGGGCGGTCACGAACCTGCTGCAACGCACCAACACACGCACTATGTTCACGGCCGCCCACCCCATCGGCGAGATCATCGAAACCACCCCCAACCTCGACCCCAACACAATCGGCGGCACATGGACACGCCTCCCCGACACCATCGGCCGAGGCCGCCTCTGGAAACGCACCGCATAAACGTCAGGAGAACACATGACAGTCGAACTCATCACCGGCTTCGCCGGCACCCCACACATCGGCAGCGACGACATCGGCGCATTCCAAGCCGGTCTCGTAGGCCCCGGCGACTACGCGCTCACGACCGGTAATCAGCTCAAGGCCACCATGAGCAACGCGAACACCATCGCCGTCCAATCAGGCGACGCCGTATTGAACGGCCGCCATGTGCACCTGACCGGCACCACCACCGCCACCGTGCAATCCGGCACCCAAGGCCAGAAACGCAACGATCTCGCGGTGCTTCGCTACACGAAGAACACCACCACCGGCGTGGAAACCTGCTCAATCGTGGTCCTCAAGGGCACCCCCACCACCGGTACCCCGGCGGATCCGGCCCACAACACCGGCAGTATCCTCGACGGCGTCGCCACCCACGACATGCTCCTCTACCGCATCCCGATCAACGGCATCACCGTCGGTACCCTCGTCCCGCTCTTCAACGTGCTGAAACCAATGAAGGACGTGTGGGATTCGCTAACCCCGCTGCATCTCTACACTGGCAGTGGCGTCTATAAGGATGCCGGTAGCGGCGGCTACGCGACCCTGTGGACGTTCGGCCAGTTCAAAACCCAGTTCGGCCGCGACTGGAACAATGACGTGGTCGTTGCCGCCATCAACGGTGACTGGGACGCGAACGGCCGTCAGGTCACCTCTGTGCGTGTCAGCCCGTCCGGAAACCGCATCGATGTCATGTTCGACGGTAAAAACACGGCACCTATCCGCGTCAACTGGGCCGTCATGTGGCGCGGATAGGGATTCGCTAACCCCCACCGTCCTATGGGAGGGCGCCAGCGGCAAAACCGGCACCCTCCCGCTCGCCGAATCGATCACGGATTTCCGCGAGCTGATCATCGAGGGTAATGATGATGACCATTACCCGAGGCTGTTCCACACTGCCGCCGAAGCAGGATCGATCGTCCTCTCATTCGTCGGCATGAATTTCGTGAACGGGCTCGCGTCAGGCAAGGCCACTCTCGTCCGGATCGCCGACACGAGCGTGCAGATCATCGGACACCGAATCCACGTGATGGAAGGCAACACGTCAGACACGCAGTGCCTGACCATCACGAGGATTCTCGGCGCGCGTTAGACGGCGGGGATCACCGCAAACCGGACATCCATCGTGATGTTCTGCTGGGTGCCGACCTGGATGGCGCGGACGACCTTATGGGGCACGTCGTAGCATGCGACCAGCGCCGTATCCACGCCGGTGGTGACGGGCGTGAAAACAACCACATCGCCACCAGTGTAGCTCCGGCCGACCAGGGCACGGTATTCCGCATCGGACAGGACGTTAGCGACGCTGCCGGTGAACGTCGCGTTTTTTTTTGCCGGACCGTATAGGGGTTAGCGAAAGCTAGGCGGTCAGCCAGCAGCCAGTACAGGTTTGGTAATATCCTTTATCCGCTTTGCCGCGGATGGTGATGCTTCCATCAGAGCTTATATACCAGCTACCGACAGCGCCGCCATTGTTCGATGCAAACAGAATCGACCCGTAGGAAGCTGGCCTGTATCCTTCCGGGATTTTCTCTATAGCTTTCAATTCTCCGGTCGCATAACTAGATGATGGCGAAGGTTGGCCGACCGCTATAACGATGCGACCTATGCGCATGAGTAGTACATTCATCGCGTAGGGGCCAGTAAACGATACAGACGATTGGGTTAGCGAATCCCTATCAACGTATGAGGGCGTGCTCCCATGTGCGTTGCGCTTCGCGGAGTACTTCACTGTCTGGGCGCAGGTAGTAGCGGGCTGTTGTAGCGATGCTGGAGTGGCCGAGTGCTCGACTGACCACCGCCACATCTACGCCGGCGCCTAACGCGGTGGACGCCCAGCTATGGCGCAGGTTCCGTCTCGGCACATACGGCAGGTTCTGCGATCTGCACCATGTGGCGTAGCGACGAGCGACCTGGCCGGGATTCAACGAGCCGATGAGTCGGCCACCGTCTCGTGGCCTGATTTCACGGAGTCGAAGTACCGCGAATCGCGGCAGCACGATGGTGCGACGGCTCAACTCGGTTTTTGGATCTACGATTACCTCGTGCCCGTCCACCCATTGCAGGCCGCGCTGGACCCTGACTTTGCCGGTGTTGAGGTTCAGATCCTGCCATTCCAATCCGAGGGCTTCTTCGGTGCGCAATCCGAGGCATACGCTGCAGATCAGCCATGCCTCGAGCTCATGCCCGTGGAAACCCTGCAGCAACTGGCGTATCTGGCGGATATCCAAAACCTCCGGTTCATAACCGCTCGGTTTCGGTGGCGTGACCCTGCCGGTCACGTCCGCATCCAGTAATCCGAGCCGCACCGCCGAACGCAGCATCTGCCGCAATACGGCCCACGCCTTACGCGCCGCTCCGGCCGACGTGATCGAGTCCAGCCACGATTGGATACGCGGCCCTGTCAGGTCAGCCAGGTCCATGTCACCCAATTCGGGTCGTATGTGACGTCGCCATGCACTCGCATATCCGACGCGCGTGCATTCGCGCAGCCTGCCACATGACGGCCAATACGACTCGTCCCAATACTCATTCAGCAACATTTCATACCTCCAAAACCCACACGCATCATGGCCGTTCCATGCGGATCTGCGTGTGGGTTTTCCCTACCGTAGGAGCCGTGCATGAACCTGCCCGAGGGATTGCCCGCATGGGCGTACATCGTGGTGAGCGCCCTGGTGCTCGCCGCCCAGATCGTCACTGCCATCTGGATCAACCACAGAGGGGACGAGAGGGATCGGGCGACGCGCGGCGAGATAACGAACAACCATGAGATGCCGTTGCGCGACGACCTCGACGACAAGGCCCTGCGCACATTGGACGCCATCGAATCATTGCGCGGCGCGGTCGACGGTCTGCGTGACGACATGAACGGCGAGTTCGCGACCGTCAATCGTCGCATCACCACTACCGAGCAGAACCTCATCGAACTGCGCCACGAGGTCAACGACCTCCGGCGCGGAGGAAACCACCACCAATAGAAAGGAACACCAATGGCAAACACCAAAGGCGTGGCCGACCACAAGGCCGCCAACACCACCACGATTCCAGGTCTGACCGTGGAGCGCACGAAATCCATCGTGCTGCTGCTCGTCCAGCTGTTCAGCGTCGTCCAGACCGGCCTGTCCATCGCTGGCATCAGCCAGCTGCCGTTCACCTCGGACCAGGTGAGCACGGCGATCACCGGCGTCATCGCCGTCATCGCATCCGTATATGCGTGGTGGCGCAACAACAACTTGACCGTGGCCGCCGTGCAGGGCCAGCAGGTCGTCAATGCCGTCAAGCTTGCCCAGGACACAGGTAACGCCGTGGATATGCCGGGCGAGGTCGTGCCCATGAGCGAGATGATCTCCGATCCGGACGCCAAGACCACCACGGAGTGACTAATAGTGCAGATCAAGGAGGAGATCGTCAACGCAGGGCACGGCTACCTCAATCCGTCCCTGTTCGCCGTCCACAGCACGGCGAATCCCGGCGCCACGGCCCGCAACCACCGGGACCTGTGGTCGCGAGGCTACGACTACGCGGTGCACCTCACGTCCGACTGGACCGAGGCGATTCATTGCGTGCCCTACGACCGGCTGTGCTGGCAGGTCGGCAACGGCAACGGCACGTGCGAGGGCATCGAGATCTGCGAGGCCACCAACGCGTCGGACTTCTGGCGCGGCATCGACATCGCAGCCGACGTGATAGCCCAGCGCCTCCGCACGCACGGGTGGGGCGTCGACCGCATGCACCCACACCAATGGTTCAGCCAGACCTACGGCGGATCCGACCATACGGACCCCATCCCGTACTTCACGCGCTTCGGCTACAACTGGGGCGCCTTCGTCCAACTCGTCCAACAGAAGCTATCCGGCGCCACAGCCGGGCAGGAGGTAGACATCATGGCAGGAATGATGATCCGCAACGACAACACCGGGGTCATCTACTATTGCGAGCCCGGCAAGGGCCGCACCGCTCTCACACACCCCGACCAGGCCAACCTGCTCCAGCAGGCAGGCGTGCCATTGATCCACGGCAACAACGGCGCCCCATGGTGGAGCCGCTTCGACCAGATCGACGCGCTCGTGTGCAAGACCATGGAACAGCTCGGCGTATGAACCGCATCCAATGGCTCGTCGAATGCGCGGGCCTGATCGCAGCCGTACTCGCACTCGAACTGTATGCTGCGCTCGCCGACGACCAAGGCATGCCCTGAAAACCGAACGCCCCGCTCAGGCATCGCAGACGGCTCTCATGAGCTTGACTGCGGCCGGACGGGGCCGATTTTTCACGTTGTAGGCGCGGTCCGAGACGGTGTAAATTTATCCGATTTTTATCCGATGACCTCTGAAAACGACATATGTCACCGAACTCAACGAATGAACTACATAGGCACAAAACGTTGAAATTCCAACCGTTTTAGGTCTTACAGAATTTGATGGAGAAAGACGAAAACAGGTCGAATACAACAGGATGTCG